ATGAGCAGGATATTAGGGCATGGCTTGGACACGCTGGTCCTCAACTTTTACTGGCCCGAGGGGACGTATTCCCTCCCCGAGGGCTTACCTGAGAAGTTGGATGCCCTTAAGGACCAGTACCGGGTCAATCCCGAGGCGGCCATCCTCTGGGGTGTGGACGCTACCTGCCTATCCCTAACCCTGCTCTTGACGGTTCTCTGTATGAAGCGGCCTTGGTCAGGCCTACCCGTCATTATCCCTGGCAGTTGAGCTTTGGGGCTGACGCTGTTCTGGTGAGCCTTTCGGCGGCCAAGGATACTACTCGCCGTTCCACCTTCCCTGCGGTGCGGGTGGAGCTCACCGGGCGCTTCATGATGTACGCTCGCCGGGATGCTCAGGCTGTGGTTTCCTGGCTCTTGGAGGCCCTGCAGAATCTGACGGGCTCCCGCCCTGAGCGTGTTCAGGTTTCTCGGGCCGACCTTTTCGTGGATTTGGAAGTCCCTGCTGGCACCTTCAAGGTCCAGGATGTGGACCGCTTCACGTCTAGGGGCAGGGTGCGCGGCCTCTACTCCGTGGGGGAGGCGGCGGGCCGCCAGGCCCCCGCCCCCCACGGGGAGGGGCTCATGAGTAACACGCCCCCCTCTACGCGACTGGAGGCCCCCCCATCCTGGGAGGAGGGCCCTGAGCACGTCGCCGCCTTCCTCCGTGGCCGGGAGTGGAGTGGATTCACGTTTGGCCGTGGCCCTCTCATGGCTCGGGTCTACTCCAAGACTATAGAGGCTAAGGCTAAGCCTGTTTCTAGGGTGCTCCTGAGGTCCTACGAGGAGGCCCTTGGCCCCATCACTGGGGAAGTGGTTCGCGTGGAGTTCCAGCTTCGTTCTGAAGTTCTCGCTGAGCTAATCGTGCCTGGTGATGGTTCTGACTTGCGGGATTGGTACGATTTCCTTTGGTTTGTTCCCGCCATATGGGAGTACCTGACGGGCTTCTGGTTGGTGTTGCGGGCTAAGGACCACGGCTATACCCGCATGCGTGATGCTCCTTTGGACCCGCTTTGGTTACTTGTTCAAGGTGCCTTCAAAAAAAGGGGGTGAGAATGAGGGTTTTGGTCCAGCGGTGAGGGATAAGCGTCTGGGTGCGGTTGACCCCGTGGCTTTGCTCAAGCAGGCCCTCGGGGCTTTCATGACCGCTAAGGCCGTGGCGGCCCTCTCTGGCCTTTCCGATTTCTTCCGGGAAACTTGGGTCAACCTTTTTGAGGCCTTTGATGTGCGCGGTGCTGAGCGCTACTACAGGCAGGCTGAGTCTAGGAAGCTGGCTAGGTACGGGCTAATGCCCGAGGCGTATGCTATGGAGGTACACCATGAGGGCGATTTTAGTTTTGGGAGTGTCTGAGTTCACTCGGAAGGATGGCACTAAGGGTGCTCGTGTAGTGGTGGCTTCTACCCCTCGCAACCCGAATGCCCGGGGTCTTTTGGCTGCTGAGCTTGAGGTGTTGCCCGAGGTGGCTGACGCCTTTAAGGTTCTGCCGGGCCTTTACAGGCTGGACTTGGAGACTTCCATCGCTAACGGCTTCGGTGGCCGTGCCAATGAGGTTCGCACCGTTGTCGTGGGCGCCGAGTTCATCTCTGAGCTGGTTCCTGCCCGTAAGGAGGTCAAGCAGGCATGATTGAGCCCGCCTATCTGCATGAGGTTCTGAAGGCCTTTGCCTTCGCCCTTGGGCTGATAGGTGGCTTGCTTGTGGGGGGTGATTGGTAGATGGACCCTCACGCTTGGTTTTTGTGGGTTTTAGGCCTTACTGCTACTCCTTATTCCCTTCTCGCGGCCTACCGCTACATGGGCCGCCTCTACGGGGGTATCTGATGTGGCAGTGCGTTCAGTGCGGCCTTCTCTACACCTTCCGCCCTCCTCGTGCCTCTTCTGTGGGGGTGATGTGTGGATTACCGTGAGGTTTTCCAGGCCTTCTGGTGGGGACTCGGGGCTGGCCTCGTGGCCTCGTTCCTCCGCAACCTACTCCGTAGGCTCTAGGCACAGCCGGGGCATGACCCCGTTAGGTGCAGAAAGGAGGTGAGTGCTGTGAAGCGGGTGCTTCGTCTTCTCCCTGCCGCCGCGGTCCTGGCCGTTTCCGCCTTTGCTCAGGAGGCCGGTTTTGACCCCGCCCAGATTGCTCAGGGCGTTCAGAACTACGTTCTCCAGATTGCTGCGGCTGGCGTGGGTGTTCTCGTTCTCACCATTGGCCTCTCTGCCGCTTGGCGTTACGCTAAGCGCTTCCTCAAGGGGTAGGCCATGGGTTGGCGGGCTCTCCTACTGGTGGTGGTTGCTTTCCTGGTAGGGGGGCCCGCCCTTGCTTCTCCCTCCGATGCGTGGAAAGGGGCCATCAAAGGGGCCGTTGAGGGGATGACCCTGGACGAGATTATTGAGTGGTCTAACGGCCAATATCGCCGCCGAGCTACTATAGGCCGTTATGTTCGGTGGGGTGGCTCTATTCTCCTTGGATCTGCCCTGGTTTATACTGCTTTGGACTGGTTCTATGGGCATTTGAAGGAGCAGACGGGTACGTCTTTAGATGAATGGCGCTTTTGGGAGCCTGTGGACTGGTTGGAGGGATACTGTTTTGATATGGATGTATATGGTACTAAGCTAGCCACTATCAATTTTGTGCTTTTTGCTAGCGGCCGTCCGGAGCAGGCTCCGTTTGATACTTATCACCAGGTGAGGAATCAAAACTGTACTGCTGGCTTGGTGCTTTCCTATGCGCCTAGTGGGTGGGTTCAGACGTTTCATCCTCCACGGCGTGCTTGTAGCTACAAATCTGGTTATTCTGTGTGCGTGGTCCTGGTTCCGAAGGAAGGGGCTGGGCGCCCTGACCTTCCCACCTGGCTCCGGCAAGAACCGGATGCGGCCCCTGCCGTGCGGGATGTTGTGACTAGATATGTGGATGCTCATCCGCTAGGCTCGCCAAGTGTACCTTACCCGGGGGTTCGGCTGGAGCCTGTCCCTAACCCAAATCAGTGGACCGATAACCCCTTTACCCGTCCCGACATAGATACCGATGGGGATGGCTGGCCTGACTCTATTGAGTGGCATGAGGCCAACCGCCGGGGTCTCCCCTGGCCTGACGTTATCAATGACCCTCAGGTCCATCCTGACCCTAACGCTGACCCTGACGGGGACGGTTACCCTAATCTGCAAGAGGTTCAGGTAGGTACTGACCCCTATGACCCCGCTTCTCACCCTTCTCCTCGTTCTCCCACCAGTCCCTGGGTGGATACTGATGGGGATGGGTACCCTGATTCCCAGGAGATTGCTGAGGGGACTGACTCCCGGGACGCTTCCAGCCACCCTGACCCCGCTACTACTCCTCCTCAGCAGAAGCCCGAGGAGAATCCCGATTCCTGGCCGGGCGGTCCCCCTGCTGGACGCATCCAGCCCGTTCAGCTTCCCGAGGTTCCTCAGCTAGAGAAGAAGGACCTGCCCCGTTTTTCTGACTTAGACCGGGTTGCTGACGCTTGGAAGCAGCAGGTGGCCGATAGGTTTGGGCAGCGCATAAACACCATAAGGCAAGTGGCTATGGAGAAGTTCCCGTTTGGCATTGTTTTCCGCCTTACCAATAGACCCCCCATTTCTACCGAGTCCGTTTCCTGTTCCGTGCCTGTTGCTATTGGCCCCGTTACCGGGGAGTGGAATCCGTGCAACACTCCCTTCTGGCAGGTGGCTACCCAGTTCCGCCCCGTTCTCCTCGGCCTGTTCATGCTCGGGCTGACGTTCTCAATCGTTAGGAGGGCCCTGGATGTTCAGCTAAAGGGAATCCCTTCACAAGCGCCATTTTCCCCGCGCGTGCCCTCAACTGGTCTGGGTCTGGGGGCGGCGGGGTCCCCGTCAAGGGCGTTAGCCCGGAGGGGCGGGCCGTGCATGCCTCTACGTTCTCCGGAGCCTTGCGAGGACGGGTGGAGACCTGCCGGAGGCCCGCCCCGGAGGGGTGCTCCGCACCTTGACGGGGTGCCGCCCCCCAGTACGCTGTCCGGGCGGGCACGCGCGGGGGAAGGAGGTTGATATGAGTGCTCTCATCTCCGGTCTCCTGGACCTGCTCCAGTGGCTGGCTGGTACGTTCTCCGCCCTCGCTACCTGGCTGGTGAATACCGTCCAGGCCGTGGCTGCGTGGGTTCTCCGCCTGGTGGAGTACCCTCTTGTCTGGCTTTGGAATGCTGCTGTTGATGTCCTAGTGTGGGTTCTCAACGCCGTCTTTTGGCTCCTGGGGCATGTTGTTGATGTCCTTCTTGCCCTCTTGCAACTCCTGGTTAGCCTGCTGCCTAATATGCCTCCGTCTCTGCAGGATGCCATGGACCGCTATGTCATTCCCGCCTACAACATTGCTAACCAGATATTCCCCCTTTCTGAGGCGATAACGTATTTCTCCATCTGGGCTACGTTCTATGGCTTGTTTGCTCTGTGGCGCTTTATCACCTTCCTCCGGGGTGGCCGATGATAGAGCTTTTGTTGGCATTCCTGGTAGTGGGAAGAGCTATGCCCTTGTCCTCAAGGGTCTCCAGGCCCTCGCACAAGGCCGCCCTGTTTACGCCAACTTCGGCTATATCCGGGAGAATGTCTATTATTGGCTCCGCAAGCGTGCTGGGCTTCCCCATAGGGAGGCAGTTTTGAGGACTGACCTAATCCACGAGATTCGTGATTATTCTGAACTCCTGAACGTGCATGATGGGGTCCTTCTCTTTGATGAAGCCCACATGTGGCTTCCCTCCCGGCAGTTTGACCTTATCCCCGTGGAGGTCATAGCCTTCTGGTCCCAGCACCGGAAGGTGGGCGTGGATGTCTACCTGGCTACTCAGCGCTATGGCTCGGTGGATGCCATAGTGAGGGAGTTGGTGGCCTTCGTCTACTGGGCACGCCCTGCCCCGTTCTGGCTCCGGGTCCTCCTCTACCGGTGGCTCGGGGTCGGAAGGTTCTGCGCTACACGTCCATAATGGACGAATCCCTGGGCATGATGCAGCGCACTACTCGGGGTATCTTTGAGGGGGTGGCTCGCAAT